AAGTGCTAGGATATTGTCAAATGAAAAGTCTTTTCTTAAAGACTCAGCTATATTTATTGCCATAAATGGAGAGGCAATAATCATAACTTTTCTATCATCTAACTTCTCTCTCTTTTCTAAGTACTCAAAAGAATTATCTGTCTTATAAAAAAATGTTTTTAAAACATTTTCTGTATTCTCAATACCATATTTTGAAACAACATTTATTATTACATAAGGAATTGAAAATTCTTTTTCCATGTATTTTGCAAGAGCAAGCCCTTCATAACTTAAAACTAAATTTAATTCAGCTGATGTACTATTTTTTATTTTTTCTAACGATAAATTATCTGAAAAAACAGTTAGGACATTCAAATCTAAATTCTTTATTAAAGAAAATACTTCTTCTAACTTTTCTATTTTTCCAAAAGTTAAAGGGGAGTATCCAATAATATTTACTGTGTTTTTAATTTTCTTATTTTCAAACATAAATTTTTTAGCTAAAGCATTTAGTGTTAATGAAACTCCAGAGTAATAATTTTCAAAACTATTTGTATTTATGAAAATACAAGGAATATCTAGTGTTTCTTCTATATTCTCAACAACAGTCTCTAAATCCATTCCTATTATTTGAGGAACTACTGTTGAAATAATAGCTATAAACTCAATCCTAGGGTTTTGACTTATAATTTCTTTTATATTTTCTTGTAGTCCGTCTATTTCACCAGTAACTATTTCTAACTCATTCAATGATGTAGAATACTGCAAACTACAATCTATATTTCTTATTTCATCATAAGCAACAGGTGTTTTACAGCCATGAGGTGAAATTAATATTTTTAAAATATTTTCACCATATAAAGTTGAACAAGCACCTGAATAATCAGAAGTTATTGGTGGAACTATATGCTGAATTTCTATTTTTAAATCACTTATTTTTTTATCTTTTATTTTTGAAGTATTTTTTATCTCTTCTTCTAATTCAACTAATAATTTTTCTAATCTTTTTGCGTGTGTTTGTATTCACTCTCATTCACCTTTATGCGGGTTGTATTTAACTTTATTTTCTTTTTTAGTTTCGGTTAATGCGTATTCCAAGGCGTTTTTAAGTAAAGTCTTAGAAGTATCACTCAATTCTTGACCATTATACATAAGTGGACTATCGTCACCGTTTTCAAGTTGAGCCATCATTTCATTTAGACTTTTAGAAATATCTCTTTTGTCATGTTCAGATAATGTATCACCCATTTCGTTATCACCTAATAACTCAGAAACAGAAATATCCAAGTAATTGGATATTAATACAAGTCTGTCTGAAGGGAATGTACCCTTACGCAATTGGTTTATATAACCATTTGAAAATCCTAAGTCACGCTCTAGTCTTGATACTGGAATTCTGCGAGTTTTACATATATTTCTTACCTTGTCTACAGTAGTCATAAATTCTCCTAATATAAAATTTTAGAGTTTTCTCTAAAAAATGATTGACAAATTAGAGATTACTCTATATACTAGGCTTAGAACTTAGAGAAAAGCCATAAAATAGAATAATCCCAATATTGTACCGACATACATATATTAGATTATTCTCTAATAATAGTCAATAGATTATATGACTTTTCTCTAATAATTTTACATAGAGGGAAGGAGATAAATGATATTAGATAGGATTCGAGTATTATGTGATGAGAATAAAATTACAATCGCAAAACTTGAAAAGGAAACAGGTATCGGTAATGGGACAATATCGAGATGGGATATTAGTTCACCTACTGCATCCAATTTAAAAAAGGTAGCAGATTATTTTAATGTCACAACCGATACTTTACTGGAAGAGAGGTTAAATTAGTTAATTATCGGAGGTATTAATATGGATAAAGCGATTATGTCTACCGCTGAGGCTTGTTCAATATTAGGTATACGACCAGCAAGGCTGAGGCATTTAATGAGAACGAATACAATTGACATCGGTCGAGTTGTTGAGCCGGCAAATGGTAAAGGCAATAATAGTTACATCATATATCGAGATAAACTAATGACCGAGATCGGGAGAATTGATAAAGGAGAATGGGAGAGATAAATGGATAAGGTTAAGGGATTTGCTATACCAACATTAATTAGACCAGGAGGTAATGACCAAACCGAAAGGTCAATACAGAACCTTGTAAATAGAGATATTCGCAAGGAAAACCAAATAAATGAATTGATAAGTAATTTGAATAATGTAGATATGAGTTTGAAAAAACAGATTGCAGATGCGGAAAAGATGATCGGGTTTTTGACCTTACAAGTATTACTAGTTAGTGTAATCCTGGTACTTATGATTACTCATGTAATCAAGTAGGTGCTGTATGAGTAATAAAAAGGTAGGGAACGATTTTGAAATGGAGTTCTGTGAAATATTAAGTAAGAATGGATTCTGGGTTCATAACTTAGCACAGAACCAAACTGGACAGCCGGCTGATGTAATCGCTGTTAGGGATGGTGGTTCGTTTCTAATTGACTGTAAGGTGTGTAGCACAGGTAGATTTCAATTAAAACGAATCGAAGAAAATCAACAATTAGCTATGCAGCACTGGTTAGACATGGGAAACGATGAGGCATGGTTCGCCTTAAAGGTAAATGATGAAATATTGATGATACCTTACAGACGATTGTTGTATGCGAAAGAGAGACAAAGCATATTGAATATAGATGAGATATATGAACGAGGAGTATTACTGGAGGATTGGGTAGATAATGATTATTGAGGTATCGAATAATTTAAAAGTAATCAATCCTACTCAGATATTCAAAGATTGGTGCAAACTGAATCTTACGATATCGAATCCCGAATATGCTAAAAAAGCGAGGATGCATTTATGGTTAGGTGATACCGCTAAGACATTACTACTGTATGAAATGGTTGGAGATGATTTGATTCTACCATTTGGGTTATTAAGAAGTATACCGAGAGAGGTGATACATGGAGCATCTGTAGTATCAAAATTCGCCCCAGCTGTAAATGTTAGATATGATGGAGCGATACCCTTATATGACTACCAGGATGTTGCATTGAATAAAATGTATGATGCCAAATTTGGTATTCTACAAAGTCCAGCCGGTAGTGGTAAGACACAAATTGGCATGGCTTTAGCAATGAAAACAGGTAGGCGAACATTGTGGCTATGCCATACGCTGGATTTGATAAAACAAAGTAAGCAGCGAGCCGAGATGTACATTAAATTGGACTTGATAGGCATGATATCAAGTGGGAAAGTTAATATCAGCAACGGTATTACATTTGCTACTGTACAGACAATGAGCAAGCTTGACTTAACCCAATATAAAGATTACTGGGATTGTATCATTGTTGATGAAGTACACAGGGTAAGTGGTAGTCCTACAGCTGTTACTATGTATCGTAAGGTACTCAATAATCTATCAGCTAGACACAAGTATGGCTTATCTGCAACTGTGCATAGGGCAGATGGATTTATAAAAGCTACATTTTCACTGATCGGGGAAGTGGTATACGAGGTTAAATCGAGTGATGTCGCTGACAAGATATTACAAGTAGGTATATATCCAGTTGGTACGGGTATACAGATTGGTAAGTCGGCTTTAAATACAGATGGTACTTTGAATTATTCAAAACTTATATCATATTTAACTGAAAATATTGAGCGAAACCAAGTAATAGTTGATTGTATTGAGGATGGTAAATCATCACTCATACTATCAGACAGACTGGAGCATCTATCAGCACTGTTGAACATGTTACCACTTGATATGAGGTTGGATGCTGTAATGGTTAGTGGGAAAATGACCACTAAAAAGGGCAAAGCTGAGAGAGACCAGGCACTGGATGATATGCGAAGTGGTAAGAAGAAATACCTATTTGCTACCTATTCTTTAGCCAAAGAGGGATTGGATATCCCAAGACTTGAGAGATTGTATCTCACCACACCACAATCAGATTATGCGGTAGTTACTCAAAGTATTGGTCGAATTGCCAGGAGATTTAATGGTAAATCTGAGCCGATAGCATATGACTTTGTGGATGATATTGGATTCCTAGTTAAGAAGTATAAGAAGAGATGTTCGATTTATAAGAAGAATAAATGTTACTTTGTGGAGGATACCAATGATAAAAGTTAATGAACTATTTACTGGTATTGGTGCTTTCCGTAAGGCTCTGATTAACTTGGGTATTGAACATGAGATAGTAGGTATATCTGAGATAAATAAGTATGCTATTCAATCATATACAGCCATGTATGGTGATACCAGAAATTATGGTGATATCTCTAAGGTGGATAAACTTGATTATGCCGACCTTTGGACATACGGATTTCCTTGCCAGGATATATCGTTAGCCGGACATAAAAAGGGTATTGTAAAAGGTGAAACCAGGAGTGGACTTCTATATGAGGTGGAGCGATTACTACTTAAAAGTAAAGCGGATAATGAATTACCCAAGTATTTGATAATGGAGAATGTCAAAAACCTTGTTGGGAAACAGTTTAAAGCAGATTTTGACAGGTGGCTATCGTTCCTAGAATCACTGGGATATACGAATTATTGGCAAGTACTCAATGCTAAAGATTATGGGATTCCACAAAGCAGAGAGAGAGAGTATTTTGCGTAAGTATACAGGGTGGTGAGCCTTATGAATTCCCAGCTAAACAGGAGTTGAAGTTATCACTTAAAAACATGTTGGAAGATGATGTTGATATTAAATTTTATCTAACTCAAGAGCAAGTAGATAAGATTAAGTTTAATACATTTAACAAAGAATCCAAGAGGATACAAACTAAGGATTATTGTGATACATTATGTGCTTGTGATTCTACTAAAATGAAATGTATACAGATTGGTCAGTATGATACGGCTACTAGAATCAATAGTAATAGATATAGAGTATACGATGATAATGGATTATCACCAACAATCCAAACATACCAAGGTGGTAATTTACAACCTTATGTATTATCTGACAATACATTGGTGAGAAAATTGACACCTAAAGAATGTTGGAGATTGATGGGTTTTACGGACAGTGATTTTGACAAAGCATCTAAGGTTTGTAGTAATTCACAGCTATACAAACAAGCTGGTAATTCGATAGTAGTGCAAGTTTTGGAACGAATATTGGAGAATTTAATAGGAGGTGAGATGGCTACAGGGATAGTTTATGACTGTGAAGTTTTTAAACATGACTGGGTTGTAGTATTTAAAGATAGAAAAACCAGGGCATATACAGTAATTCATAATGATAATGAGGCTTTGAAAATGGCTATCAATAATGAAAATCTGTACATAGGCTTTAACTCAAAGCATTATGACCAGTACATAATAAAAGCAATAGCAGCGGATTTTACACCCGAGGAGTTAAAGCAGTTAAATGACTACATAATTGCTGGTGGTCAAGGATGGGAATATCCACCATTACAAGGTTTTTTCTTCAATTTTAACAACATTGATATTAGAGATGATATGCAGCAAACATTATCGCTAAAGTCAATAGAGGGACATTTGGGATTATCTGTTAGAGAGAGTAACGTGGATTTTAATATTGACCATCCACTTACAAAAGAAGAGTTAGACGAGGTAATCGAGTATTGTAAGTACGATGTAGATAGTACCGAGGAGATAGTAAATCTTAGAACTGATTATCTAAAGACTAAAGCTAACTTAGGTAAGAGAGCCGGTATTGATGTAGTAAAGGCAATGGCAATGACTAATGCTAAGCTGACAGCGAAAATGTTGGGTGCAAAATATATCAGTAGAGACGATGGGCGAGAATATGTATATCCGGATAATCTTGATAGGAGTGTTATTCCAACTGAAATACTTGAATTTTTCGATACGATTCATGACAAGAACATATCTGATGATGAATTATTCAAAACATCATTAGACATTGTGATCGGGGACATGCCTTGTACTTACGCCTGGGGTGGAGTGCATGGTAGTCAATCTAAGTATTATGAGGAATCGACCAATATAAGTGTAATACAAAATAGGGATGTATCAAGCCTTTATCCTACAATCATTGAAGAGTATCAATATCTATCACGAAATGTGGCAGATGCTAATTTGTACTATCAAATGCGTAAAGATAGGATAACAGCGAAACATAGTGGTGATAAGCAATTATCAAAGGACTTAAAGCTACCACTCAATACTGTATCGGGGGCACAAGAGAATAAGTTCAATGAGTTATACGACCCATTACCTACCAGGTCACTTAGAATATCCGGGCAGTTATTCCTAACAGTATTAACAATGAGATTACTGAATGCATGTAAATCAATCAAGCTGTTAAACCTTAACACTGATGGACTTATGTATTCGGTAGATAGAGAAGAATTAGCACTGGTTGATGAAATATGTACCACCTGGGAAAAGGAAACCAGGTTTGAATTGGAAACAGATGAGATATCCAAGGTATGGATTAAAGATGTAAACAATTTGTTACTGATTAAGACAGATGGCGAAGTCAAAACGGTCGGTGGATATCTTAACTATGGTATATCAGTTAAAGGTGCATGGGCGATAAACAATAATATGATTATCGTAAAAAAAGCACTGATTGAATATTTTGTGAATGGTACACCAATTGAGGATACTGTTAATAATAGTAATGATATCTTTGATTTTCAAATCATAGCGAAGGCTGGTAGTAAGTATAGTAGAGCATATCAGCTGGTGGATGGTGAGGAAGTCCCGGTACAAAAAGTAAATCGAGTTTACTCAACAAAGGATACTAGGTATGGCACATTGATTAAAGTGAAAGCCATAGATGGTGCAAATGAAAAGATAGCAAGTCTACCCGATCATTGCATCATAGATAACGAAAATCAATTAACAATTGATGATATAGACAAAGAATTCTACATCAATCTTGCAAAGAAGAGATTGAATGATTTCACAGGTGAAGAATTAAAGGAGGATAAGAAAATGGCAACAAAGAAAACTACAGAAGAGGTGAAAGGATTTGGAGATATGAATGTATATCAGAAGTTGATATTAGCTAGAGAATTATTCTTAGCTGAGAATGTACAGAAAACAGGTAAGAACATGCATCTATCATTTAAGTATTTTGAGTTAGATGATATTGTCCCAGTTGCTACTAAGATATTCTCAAGGATAGGATTACTACCAATGGTGAATTTCATTGATGGTAATGCTGTAATGAGTATCGCAAATACAGATAAACCAGAAGAGGTAGTATCGTTCACAGCACCGTTTGATAAGATAGACCCTATTGCGAATAAAGAGGGTAAAATGGCTACCAACTCAATGCAAGCTTTAGGAAGTTCAATTACTTATATGAGGAGATATCTCTACATGATGGTACTTGATATTTGCGAGGCTGATAGTATAGATGCAAATATCGGATCGGGAACTGATAGTACAACAGCACCAAGTAAACCTACGGCACCGGCAACACCAGTACAACGAGGTGAGATAAAGGAGAGTCTTACAGGTGCAAAAGAACAGGCGTCTGAATTACAGATAAAGAGCCTCAAAGCTGTATTGAAAAAGTTAAAAGAGGCTGACCCAAGTAAGGAAGAAATGATAGGTAAAATTGCAATTCAGACTAAGAGTTTTACAGATATATCAAAGTCGGATTGCGAGAAGTTGATACAGAAGATTACAGGACTATTAGGAGATGTAGCATGACAGTAGGTAAGTTGAAAGATAAATTAGCTAAATTAGATAATAATGATGAAATATTGTTTAGAGTAAGTCTACCTATAGGTAGTTATGATGAGATGCTGGATGTTTTATGCAAGTATAGCGATATAGGTAAGGTAGATAATTCAGTTACCATATATTTAGATGAAATGGAGGGGTAATAATGGAATGGATTGACGGTAATAGGGTGAAAATTACACCACCCAAGAAATGTAAAAAGATAACAGGTACAAGATTTGCGACAATACTGGGATTGAATCCATGGAGTACCGCATTTGAAATGTGGTGTGCAATAACAAAGACCTATGAGAAACCGTTTGAAGATACTATATACACAATAGCAGGTAAGACAATAGAGCCTAAACAGGCTGAATATATGGAAAAATCATACGGTATGGATATTGTTAGACCGTCTGATATATGGGGAAAGAACTATTTCAGCAAGACATATGGTGATTTCTTCCCGGAGAACGAACACCTTGGTGGCATGTGGGATTATCTACTTAACGGCGAAGACGGAAAAGTAGAGGCAGTATTGGAAATGAAAACTACCAAAAGGGTTGAGGATTGGTCAAATGGTATACCGGATTATTACGCATTACAGGCTGCACTATATGCTTATTTGGATAGAATAGACCAGGTAATAATGGTGGCATCATTCCTTGAACCGGGTGATTATGATAACCCAGAAAACTTCATACCTAATATCAATAATACTATAACAGTAGAGTTCAAGGTATCTGAGAGATATCCAAACTTTGCAGATATGGTGGCAAAGGTAGAGCAGTGGTGGGTCGACCATGTGGATACAGGAGTTTCACCACAATATGATGAGGTCAAAGACGCGGACATACTTAAAGCGTTACGAACTAATACAGTATCTGATACAGATGATATTAGTGAAATTATCAAAGAGGCTGAAACATTAAAGGCTGAACTGGATGAGATAGCATCTAAAGTTGATGATAAAGAAAAGCGATTAAAAGTTCTCAACGATGTTATAAAAGAGCATGCCATTTCGCAGTTCAGAGATGGTGATAAAAAAGTAGAGATACCAGGTAGTAAATATACCTGGACTGTATCCAAAACAGAGACGACAGGTATTGACAAGGATTTGTTATCTGCTGATGGGTTGATAGATAAGTATCTAAAGAAAACTGAGACATATCGAATGGTATGTAAATAAGGAGACTGTTATGCGTGATGAAGTATTAGTAAGCGTTGACTATTTTGACGAGATTAAAGACAAGATAATCGATAACGAATTAAATGATAAGGATTGTAGCGGCATGGTAAAAATCGCAATATCAATGAGTATGTTACGATTTGCTGAGGCTATGCGAGAAGAATTGTTTGGGGGGAAGAGGAGAATAATTAATATGTTGAATTCCACAGTGATTGATAGAGATTATTTTAACCAGGTAAAGGCTGAAATAATAAATGAGATGGTAGAAACTAACGAGTTGCCCATTGAAATAACGCTTGTAAAAGCAATGGCTATGGCTGAGTTCGCATTTGATATGGATGAAAGATTATTCGGAAAAAAGGAGGATAAATAATATGGCAAGAATACCAATGACTAATGGATTTACAGTTATACCGGAGGGGGAGCATGTATTTCGTATATATGATGCAAAGTATGATGAGGACTTCGGTAAGATAGAAATAAAGATGGTTACAGCTAACGGCTCTAATCATATGGAGAAATACAACATTCTTAATCAGAATGGGGAGTACAATGACAAGGCACTTAATGCATTTTCCTATTTCGCTAAAACTGCACTCAATAATTTCGACATCGAAGATGTCGACCCAGGTGAATTGATAGACCGCTATATAAGAGCAGAAGTGGTTCATGTGAAATCACCAAGTACCAAAGACCCTACCAAGACTGTTACTTTTGTAAACTTAGGTGATAAGTCACCAGCAGATGGATTTGATACCGAACCAACAGGTAAAGCACTTGAATCGGCACAGGGGAATAAAGCTGTAAAAGCTGAGTCCACATCCAGTGATAATGGATTAGATATAGACGCATTATTAGGTTGATCGGGAGGTGGGTATGTCAGAGGTTAATCACCCATCACATTACAACATACCTGGTCGAAAAGAATGTATAGAGGAGATGCTTGATAAGTTCGGTACAGAAAAACTACAAGCGTTCTGTGAGTTAAATGCCTATAAGTACCGTTATAGGCATACTCTTAAAAATGGTGACCAGGATTTAGAAAAAGCAAAGTGGTATGAGTTAAAGAAAACGAAACTTGAACAGAGCGATGATAGACATAAGATAGCTGAGTTCTTCGGAATCAAAACACAAACAAACCAGCTTATCGAGGAGATGTCGGAACTCATACAGGCATTTTGTAAAGAGAATAGAGGGATTAAGGCTAATGTTATAGAAGAATTAGCAGATGTTAGACTTGTCCTAGCACAATTGATTTATTTATTAGATTGCGAAGAGGAGGTACAACAAGTTGAAAAATCAAAGATTGAACGAACTAAGCGAGATTACGACATATAGATTTAAGGTAGATGATAATGGTGATGTAGGGTTTCTTTTAGCTACCGGTAATGATTTTGCAAAGAATAAAATGACATTAGAGAATGCTAAAAACATAGCATGTACCGGCGAGGTTAAACCTTCAGATGTAGAGGGATACCCTATATGTGTAGACGATAAATGGTATTTTGAGGGCGAGTTTCATGAGTAAATCTTATGTATCCGATTATGTTGAACATTGCATGAAGTTCTATGTTCGATACAGGAATCCAATGTTTCATTCAAATGTAGATAAATTGAATTGGAATACTTGTGACAAGGCTTTATCTAAGTTACCCACCAGGGATAGAGAATTGGCAATTTCAATTTACAGCGATACTTCCCCGGAAAACATCAAGATGTTAGCTAGACAACGAGGGATGGAATATGCTGAAATGTGGCGATTTATAAAGCAGTTGGAAAAACATATCGCCAAGGAAAGAGGACTTATTTAATTAGTGGAGGGGTAAATGTTTGAGAAAATCCCGGAAGAGATTAAGCGATTAAATCAATGGGTATGTATCAAAGCTGACAGTAAAGTACCCTTGAATCCATATACAGGGTTCACAGCATCTTCCACTAACTCAGCCACATGGTCGGATTTTGATACGGCAGTTAGTCGTATAAATCGAGGACACGCTGATAATATTGGATTTGTATTTAATGACAATGACATAGTCGGTATTGATATCGATATAGGGTTCGATAACGATGGTTTTGTAAGTAAGACTGGGGCAGACATCATAAGTAAATGTCACAGTTATACTGAAAAATCAAGAAGTGGTAGAGGTTTTCACATTCTGGTAAAAGGTGAATTACCATTTAAGGGTAGGGATAACCTACAGGGTGTGGAGATTTACCAAGTGGCAAGATATTTTATAACAACCGGGGATGTATTTATCTATGATGAGATTATAGATAATCAAGAGGCAATTAATTATGTTGTAGATAAATACTTCAGCGGTTATAGAGAAGATAAAAATAAGCATAGACAGGATTTTAAGTTATATACACCTAGTTGGGAAAACGCATATACAGATGGTCGAATTAAAGTACGACCAAGTTATCCCAAGATTGAAAATGGTAGCAGAAATATGAGTCTGACTTCTGTAGCCGGAGCGATGCATACTATAGGCTATTCTAAGCTACAGATTTACAAAGAACTGGTACATGTTAATAAGTGTGCTTGTAATCCTCCATTGGATTTAGGTGAGATAAAATCGATATGCAATAGTATAGTGAGGTACAGACGATGAGTGAATTATATAAGACACGATATGGTCGTGTGATTGTAGACGAGGACTTATCACATAAAATGTATCAGATTTATAATTCACATCCCGAAAGTACAGACGAAAGTAGCTCTGGATATGAATGGTCGGAAATGGGTATGGCGAATCTTTTTGGGATGCTATACACCAAAGAGGCTAGATACTGTCCTGAGCATAAAAGCTGGTACACCTATCACGAGGGGGCATGGCGAAAGGATGAAGGAGCAATTCTGATATCTGAGAAAATCAAGGACTTTGTAAGACTAATGATTATCTACTGTGGTGAGATTGTGGATGATGATATCCGTAAATCCTATACCAGCTTTGTTAATAAAATGGGTGATAGGAGGATGAGGGATAGAATATTAAAAGACGCTACAGGTGAGTTACACATATCTGCTGTTGAGTTTGACTCAAATCCTTACTTGATAAACTGCCTTAATGGTACATATGACTTACGAGATTGTTCGTTCCGTGAGCATAGGTGGGATGATTTTATCACAATGCAGACAGCATTTAATCACACTATGTCACGAGATATAAAGAGTGAGAGGTGGGAGAAGTTCATATACGAAGTTACAGAGGGTGATACAGATAAAGCAGACTTCCTACAGAGAGCATTAGGCTACTCAATGTTAGGTATGAGCAATGAAGAATGTATGTTCATACTGCATGGTAAGACCACCAGGAATGGTAAATCAACCATGCTTAATACCATAGAAACATTGATGGGTGACTATGCTAAGGTTGCCCCGGTAGGAATGATTTGCAGAGGCGATAGGCAAAAGGATGTTGAGGCGGCATCTCCTACACTTGCCGCATTAAAAGGCAAGCGATTTGTAACAATGTCTGAGAGTAATGAGTATGGTAAGTTGGATGAGGAAAAGATAAAACAGCTGACAGGTGGCGAGGAAATATCAGCTAGAGCCTTATATCAATCAGCTATCACCTACAAGCCACAGTTTACTCTTTGGCTATCATGTAATGACCTACCGATGGTTACCGATAAGTCCTTATTCGCATCAGAGCGTATTAAGGTAGTTGAGTTTAACAGACACTTTGCACCAAATGAACAGGATATACATTTAAAAGACGAGTTGTGTAATCCAGCCAATATGAGTGGAATATTTATGTGGCTGGTGAGAGGGTATCTGCATTATAAGAAAAAAGGCTTAAAGATGAGTGGTAGCCTTAAAGAAGTTATTACAAAGTATGAGAGGGATAATGACCTGGTATTACAGTTCTTAGAGATGAGATGCGTTAGAGATGATAATTCAAATATAAAAGCTAAGGACTTATATCAGTCGTTTAAGATGTGGTCAAAATCTGAAGGTAGTTTCATATTATCCGCTAGAAAGTTTAATTCGGAGATGGAACGCCACCCAGAGTGGTTTGATAAGAAGTCTACATCTTGTGGTTTCCCAATCTACTGGGGATTGAAGTTAAAGGAGGTAGTGTGAGTGGATAAAACTAAAATAGCTAAAGCGATAGATGCCTTTAGAACAGCTGAAAGGATTACTAGAGACTTTTATGATAAACCACTAGTTGTAACTTATAGTGGTGGTAAGGACAGTGATGTTTTATTGGACTTAGCATTGAAGTCTGGAATACAATTTGAAGTTTCACATAGCGTTACGACAGTTGATGCCCCACAAACAAATAGACATGTAAATAAGGTTTTTGCAAGACTAAAGAAACGGGGTATAAAGGCATATAAAAGGTTACCAAGTTACAAGGGTGAGTCAACTAACATGTTTGATTTGATTGTGAAAAAAGGTATCCCGCCAACTAGGTTGGTAAGATATTGTTGTAGTGTTTTCAAGGAGAGTACTGAGAAAAATAGAGTAGTTGCACTAGGTGTACGAGCCGCCGAATCTACAAAGAGAATGAATCGAGATACGTTTTCTACATGGGGATCTAAGGTAGATGATACAAAATATTTTAGCTTATCTCATGTGGAGGAAGTCTTTAAAGATGCTAAAGAACAGGATGAAGTCTGGGATTGCACACTAGTTACTACAGCTAGGAAACATAAGACTATTATAGTAAATCCTATATACGAGTGGAGCGATACTGAGATTTGGGATTACATTCGTGAGAATAATGTAGATTATAACGAATTATATGATATGGGATATAAGCGAGTTGGTTGTATTCTTTGCCCTTTGGCTAGAAAATCAGAAAAGCTGAGAGATATAGCAACATTCCCTAGGTATAAAGATATGTATATTAAAGCATTTGATAAAATGTTAGAGGCTAGGAGAGTTGCTGGTAAAGACGATACCCATGGTGAATGGACAGATGGTGAGGGGGTATTCCGTTGGTGGATAGAGGATACGACTGTACCTGGTCAAGTTGTATTGGATATAGACATTCCTATGAAGGAGTGTAAGTAAATGAGTGAGTCATTAGATGATAAAACAATTTTTACAGCAATATATGGTGACCGTGATTATATCTTATTTATATATAATGTGAGATTATCTCCTATATTTATTGGTAAGGCTGAACTGCCACCAGAGGCTATCATATTTAGAACTACAAATGGTGAAGAAGTTAGATATCTGAAGGAGGGTAATACATAATGGATTCTACAAATGAAAATATTATAGAGTGGATTAAAGGTAGTAAAACAGCCAGTGTGACATTATCCCAGGAGAAGTATAAAACTAAGTTAGAAAAGCTTGCTAAGACTAAGCCGGATGAGTGTCAAATCCTAGAACATAATGCAGATGGTAGTATATTCGCACATGTGCCACTTAGTTGGATAAAGATTAGTCCTCCAAGAGCGTGTTCACTCTCAGAGGAACAACTAAAACAGGCTGGTGAGAGATTAAGAAAAATGCGTAAGTCATAAAGTAAAAGATTTTAGAATGGAGGAAACTAATGAGAGTATATTTAGCCGGTCCTATTACAGATAATAAAAACTATCATTTAGACTTTTTAAAGGCTGAGAATAGAGTTTCAAGCATATTTAAGGGTGCTGATGTAATCAACCCAATGTGGCTGAAAAATATGCTACCAAACGGTAAGCATGAGGAGTATATGGAGATATGTCTACAGCTGGTTGGTATGGTGGATATGATGGTAATGTTACCAGGTTGGGAGAGGTCCAAGGGTGCAACCATCGAGAGGAGTTTGGCAAAGGAAATAGGTATATCCATCATAGAGTTATCTGAGTTGGAGCAGAATACTCCAACTGAGGCTAAGTAGATCGGGGAGGAATTTAATGGCGATACAAAAGGATTATGTGATTAATAGAAAACAGTACCTGGATATAAAGAAAAAAGACCACAATCAAATGAACCAGTTTTTACAAACTGTTTATAAGAGTGCTTACTCAGATGGATTTAAGGATGGTACATCTGCTGTACCAGGTATAGACCTAACTCAAATTCGTGAGATTTTACTTGAGGTAAAGGGACTGGGTGAAAAGAGAGTTGAGACTATCATCAAGGCATTGGTGAAGAGTTTCGAGAAGTCGGAGGAGGAACAGTAATGGATTTTGGAAAGCTACAGGCTGATGTTATAAAGAATACATATAAACATATAGATAACAAAGCCGCTCGGGACTACACAGTATATGGCAATATTGCAATAAATACAAAAAGATATATACCTATCGCTTATAAAAATGCTGCAATTTATTTAGTTCCATATGGTGTGAATATGTTGAGCCACTATTTACAAACCATATCCGATAAAATATCAACATTTTTTGACAATCTCAATGATAGTAAAGAACTTTGTGATACAGACATCACTATAGACTTTGCAAAATCAAAGTTAAAAAAGCTGGAGACTAAAGACGATGTAGCCACACCGATATGGGTAGATACAAAGCTGTTAAAGCCGTTTGGGAATGATGTTAAGTTTTATTATTCTAAGAGTTCTATAGATACTGTATACATAAGAGATGAATCGGGTGAACTACTAGGACTGGTATTACGTGTTCGAGTGTCTGAGGATATAGACAATGAAATCTAATAGTATACGAATATTTGGAGGTTGATTATGATATTTAATATTTACGATTTTAATGGTAGAGCTACTAAGGTTGATACAGGCGATAAGGTGATAAAGCAACTGTTTGTACAAGTATTATCCGGGGATGAAGTTGTAACAGTTTATTACAATGATTGTACAAGTGTAACTTTCGATAGTTCCCACAATAGAACTGTAGACTATGTTGATGGTTCTTACATAATATACCCAAACAATTTAGAGGATTGGGTAAATTTTGAAATAACCGATTATGACAAACAACCATGGCATGTTCATTATACAAATGGTACACAAACTATCCCAATTAAACGACTGTTTGCGTTTATGGAAGATGATGATTAGATAAGGGGGATTAATAGACAATGGATTACCCAAGTAAAGGAGATGTATATAAGAGTTTCTATGGTGAGTATATAACTATATTGGATGTATACCAATATCATGGTGTCGTAATGTACCTGGATAACTGTAATAAAACACAGTTAATTAAACTGGAGGATTTTATGGGTACTGTAACTGTTACTCAAAACGGCACTACCAGGACTTTACCGATGTATACTAAATGTAAGGAGATGTGCAGATGAGAAAAGAAGTAAGGTTTATATGCGATATTTGTGGTTATAGACATGGCACAGCTGAGGATGCTAACCTTTGTGAATCAAACCACCTGGTAGGACTTAAGATTGTGAAGAGTAACTATGTGACAAACTTTATCCCCAACTTTCCAATATCGATAGAAGTTGAGTCGAAAGAGGGAATTAGGAGGACATATATTCCCGGTAATTCGGATTTGATAACCGTTAAGGAGGATTAATAATGAACGAAGTTAAAAGATATGAATGTAGTATATGTAAATCGATTTATTCTGATATGAATAAGGCTGCTAAATGTGAACGAGAGCATAAAACAGGGTTAAAGCTGGTAGATACGGAGTATGAGTCCGTCTTTATTAGAGGACTTAATTTCCCTCGATTTGTGAAACTACAAGCACCGGATGGTAAAAGTATGTATTATAAAGCGGATATATAATGGGTGAATATGATGATTGTAGATATATTTAATACGACTAATAAATATGACATCATATATGCAGACCCACCATGGCGACAGTCTAAAGGTGGGAAAAAGAAAGCTAGACCACTAACAAGTGGTACATCGCTTGACTATAATGTACTATCACTTGATGAAATAAAAGAGCATTTAGCACTAGCTACCGAATTGAGTAATGATAATAGCATTTTGTTTCTATGGACAATTGAGAAGTATTTACATGAGGCAGAAGAACTTGCAAATGAATTAGGTTATAAACTGCATGCCAGAATGATTTGGGATAAAGTTACAGGGATACCCGCTGCCTTTACAATACGATATGGACATGAGTATTTACTGTACATGTATAAGGGTAAATTTACACCAGTTGCTAAAGACTGTAGGGGTAAGTACCATTCTGTGTTTAGAGAAAAGGTTACTAAGCATAGTAAGAAACCGCTAATCGCATATGAAATGATTGAAAACTTATATCCCAATTCTAAAAGATTAGAAATATATGCTAGAAATGAAAGAGACTGTTGGGATTGCTGGGGTAATGAAATAAAGTGCCATTAACGATTTTAGAGCGTAAAATTTAGAGCAAAATGTATTGAAATGTGTATAAATATGCATTATTTTATAAATGTAACATTTGTGACATGAAGTAGTAGAAGTAGTAAAACTTTCGTTTTTGCGTATAATTTCTCCTGTATACTGTAGACGTCTACAGTATATAAGTAAGGTTTACCGCATTTTTTGATTTTCCACTACTTTTACTACTTCAAGTAATATTTGTTACAAATTGACAGAGAAAGGAATATTTGATGAGTAAGGATGAAAAGGATATGAAACAGGATGGAGAAGGTATTGAGGAAGATGTCGATATTAGTCCCATAACAGGTAAACCCATCCAGAAGAAGTTTGCACCTAAAAAGCGTAAGAAGAGCAGTAACTGGTTGTCCCCGGAAAACTACTTGCAGAACTTAAAGCCAGGTGATAATACGACTTTGATCGGGATTAATATAAAGCTAATAGGTTTACCGGATATAGACATGAATAACCCTACGGAGGTTGCTGATAGACTTTCAGAGTACTTTAGGTTGTATGCTGAGGCTGATGTTAAACCGACTGTAGCCGGGATGGCTATAGCACTTAATGGGATGTCTACTAACCAGCTTAGATGTATTGTGCATAATAGAGCATCTGGAGGTGATGGATATAAGCCCGCAATAACCCGCGAAGTCGCTTTGGTGGTCAAAAAAGCGTACTCAACTTTGGAGAATTTATGGGAGTCTTACATGAACTCCGGTAAGATAAATCCGGTATCCGGAATATTCCTGGGTAAGAACAACTATGGCTACCAGGATAAGACTGAGTATGTGGTCACTCCGAACCAGGGAGATACAAACGACTATTCGGCAGAGGATATCAAGAAAAGATATCTGAGTGGAGAGGAACAAAAGAAACTTACAAGTTCGGACACATAAGGCTAAGGCTTTGTAAAAACACCCTAAATCGAATTTAAGCGACTTTGGGGTACAAATATAGCACCAAACTAAAAAACGCCCAAACTTTGACAAAATGTCAAGGCTAAGGCGTTTTATTTATTTGCGACTATATCAGCTGGTGGAGTACCAGCGACTTTCAACCAATGGTTGATACGACTTTGCGACTATACCTGGTAAATCCTAGCGACTTTCTAGCGACTTTTAGACTAAACCCGATCCGACTTTTGCGACTTTCACTAGCGACTTTTGAGTAAAATCTTGCGACTTTCTGTTGCGACTTTCGGAAAGTGATTCGACTTTCTGGGAAAAATTCCAGCGACTTTCCTCCGACTTTGCCGGGTAAATTTTGCGACTTTCACCCGCAAAGGTGAATAACTGATAATTTGGATAATTATCTGATAATACATAAATATACATAGAAATGAATAATTATGCATAATATACAGCCTGATATAAATCCAGCTAGACAACCTAGGACCACATGCAGCAGCCGGACCGGATCCGGGGCAGATGTTCAAGGACTGTAATATATCACCTCCAGGCATGAGCAAAAAACCACTTGATATATAAGTGGCTGTAAATCCTGGATGTTCTACCCTATACCGTGCGTGTATCTACTATAATATGTAAATTTGTAAGTATTCCAGCTTTGCCCGGATCCGGGTTTTAAAACATTTTGCCGGTGGCTCTATCGATAAGCTTAATATCACAGTCCAGGGCATCGGCTATAGTGTCTAAGCTTTTACCGCTAAGGCTATCACGTGATAATTTAACCGATAGTACTTTTGAATCAAGCCCGATCTTGTCCGCCAGCTCTGATACTTTCATATCTTTGTCAATTAATGCAATCTTTATATTTTTAGCAAGTCCCATTTTAATACCTCCATATATAAATATATCCATATTGCTAATAGTATAGGCTACATATATATGATAGTCAAGCATGATATAAAAGCTATCAAAAAAGATAAATCGCATATAATAAGAAGAAACAGCGATAAAATCAAAAAATATAAAAATATTATCAAAAAAGATAAAAAGCTATTGACAACGATAATATCATGAAGTATAATTACATTATCAAAAATGATAAACAAGTTACAAAATCAAGGTTATGGAGGTATTAACATGGATAAGAAGTATATAGGTAGTTACGATTATGAGACAGCTGTTTACAATGATGTTCTCAATTATGTAACGGAAGAGATTGACCGTAAACAATTTGAAAGTGCCCGCGATTTGGCGGACTACTTAAAAAAGATATTGAGAGATTGCGACGACGTAACCGGGGCGGGTAGTCAGTCATATACATGTAATACAGAATTATCTAAAAAATACGTATCTGATAATTTTGAGTTACTGGCGGAGGCTCTGGATGTTGGGCATTACGATTTAAGTAGTATTTTAGATTTAATATACAGCGGAGCCGATGCCCTGGATGTGGCTATTAGATGTTACTTGCTGGATGATGCAATAGATAAAGTTTGCTATAACGGAATGGAGGAATAAGGCAATGAAAGTTAAAGTTACAAGAAACGATTTAAAAAGATATGAGAATGTTGTACAAGTTGGATTTTGCAAATTACAAACGCTTTTAAGGGCAATAGAACCATTTGGCTATAATGCTACTACTCAATGGAATTATGACGTATACGAGGCTTACGGCGTTACAATCGTTACAGGTGCTAATAATATGCCAGGTCGTAAAGCTGTAAATGTCGATAAGTACGAAAAGGCAGCCTTACAATTGTATAGGGATGTAAATATCACATGGCAAGAAAGAGATAATAAGTTGATGGAATTATTACATGAGTTTTGTGTTGAAAATGGAGGTTACTAATATGTTAAATATCGAGTATTTGGACTGTGGCAAGGTATATAAAAGGGTTGATAAAAGGGTGGCACGTAAACAATTTAACGCTGGAATGGTGGTACATCTTACCACCTCCAGGGCTTACCCTGGCGGCTTAGTTGGCTCATGTGATATACAGATGTCACCGGATCCGGATAGATTTGATACATTTGATAATTATGTAAATAGCTTTAAATATTACAATTGTAATAGTGAAGTGGGTAATTGTGTTAATTATTTTATTGAGAAATAAATGGAGGTTGTTAATTATGTGTAGTAAGTTAAATCAATTATGTAAAGAGTATAGGGAAAATAAACGCATGTTGGAGGAACTGGAGGCACTCCAGGACAATATAAAACTTGAAATAATTAGCCTAATGGGTGATAATGATACTATAGTCGATGGAGCCGATAAGGTGACATACAAAGCTGTACAGTCCAGCCGCTTTGATAGTAATAGCTTTAAAAAGTCTTACCCAGATTTATATACTAAGTATTGTGTATCAAGCGAATATAAAAGGTTTAGTATAGTTTAATTATTGGAGGTGTGAAGTTATGCAACATAAAAATCATGTGCCATTTTGGTATATTGTAAAGGTTATAGAGGTGATAGGGTTGATAGTGTTCTTCCCGTTTTACATAATTTATTTACTAGCGAAAAATCAGAAATAAAAATTTAATAATGGTAGTCAAGCCACTGTAAAAGGTGGCTTTTTTATTGTCCAGGTGGTGGGAAGTCCTGGAAATGGTAATAGCCGGGATTAGTCCGGCATTTATATGTTGTTATAGTTGGATTAATGTATTGCTATGTTGTTATACCAGTGTCCCCGATCTCTCCAGTAGATGCCACCACCCGGGGGGTATAGTTACATGCGGGTAGTCGGCGGGGAAGTACTCCGAGTATCCAAAAATTTTAAAAAGTCTAAAACATCAAGAAAACACTTGACACACAATATACAACAATCTACAATCACTATAGGAGGTATATATGACTGGTAGAGAGATAATCAAAGATATAATGACAAAGCAAGGCATGACCAATAGTGAGTATGCAAGAGAGTTATCAATAACAAGTGCTGCATTGTGGGACAGACTTGATACACAGCCACGCAAGGGAAAAGCTAGAAAAGACATACCTGTATCACTATTGGCTGATATGGTAGATGTGTTAGGCTACAAACTGGTTGTTATACCAAATGAAGAGAAAGTGCCTGAGAACTGGTATGAGGTAGACAAACGATGAATGAATTTGAGATAATAAAGCATGTAATGATATCTGAAGGTATAGGATTTGACGAGTTATCAGAAAAGCTGGGATATAAGTCCAATTCCAGTACCTATAAGACACTTGATAACAAGCATATCTATGTAGACACCTGGAAGAAGTACCTGGATAGTTTGGGATATGATATAGTTGTTAGAAAAAAGGGTAGTACAGAAGAGTATGTAGTATCTGACGATAATTACCCATCACCATTGAGGTTTCACGGTATGGATTTGGGATTAGATAAAATATTAAAGTAAGTGGAGGTTTTGTATGAAGATGGCATTACAAGTAATAGGTTGGGTGGTAGTCACATTCATATCGATTGGGTTATTGATTGCTGTTATAGGTATGGTAATCCCGGAAAAGAGTGAGAGTGTAGCTGTTAGGACTAGTTCGGCTGTGAGTCAAACGGTGGCTGAGTCTACTGAGGCTAAATCTGATGAATATGTAATATGTGACAATGAGTATATAAAGGCTACATATTTGGGTATAGGTAATGCGTTTGGTTATATGTCATTAGATGTAAAGCTAGAAAACAAAACTGATAGGGAGATTACAGTAGTACCATTAGATTCATCGGTAGATAATAACATGGTTAAATTTGTGAGTAGTACTCCTACCACAATGCAAGGTCATAAGTCAATGAACCAAGCGTGGCTAATAGGAAATGAACCGCAAGATAACATTGAATTTAAGTTTGGTATACTGGATGAAAACTGGAGTGAGTTAGCTGTAACAGATGTAATAAGAATTGAAAAATAAGAGGGTGCGTTATCGCAAAGGAATAAGTCCTATGTGGTAACGCATTTTTTTTATAGAGAGGTAGAAATGAAAGTATTACTTGAAAAAATTTTCCAAAAAATTAAAAAGACACCTGGGGATATAGTAGGATATGATGATTTGTACTATATGTGCCTGGAGGCATTAAACGAGGATAAGGAGTTAGCTGTAGAGTACTTACAGATGTTATCGAAGTGTATAGAGGATATTATACCTGGAGTGGTAGAAGTAGAATTCTTGCAGAAGTTGTTTGATTTACATAAAAAAGTATTATTGGCGGCAGCACCTTATCATTTTGAGAGTTATATATTATACATTGAGTGGAATAGAGAACCCGATAAGAAGTTTTACCCACCAAGGCGAACGGTATTGTCACAGGTAGTAGATGCTTTACAGGAGTTGGCTGATGATAAGCTTGATTTACTTGCAGTATCTCTACCACCAGGTGCCGGGAAGAGTACCCTAGCGATATTCTTCTTGACCTGGTTAGCCGGTAAGAGACCGAACGAACCTAAGCTTACAGGTAGTCATTCAAATGCATTCATAAGGGGAGTGTATGATGAGTGTCTGAGAATACTAGATAGGAATGGTGAATATTTGTGGCAAGATGTGTTCCCTAATATATCACTAACGAGTACCAATGCTAAGGACTGTAGAATTGATGTAGATAAAAGGCAGAGATTTGAGACATTGGAGTTTACATCTATAGGAACAGGAAATGCCGGATTATATAGAGCATCTGACTTACTTTACTGTGACGACCTTGTAAGTGGTATCGAGGTGGCTCTATCTAAAGAGAGATTGGATAAGCTATGGGAGACATATACAACAGACTTGAGGCAGAGAAAAATAGGTAACCATTGTAAGGAATTACATATAGCCACCAGGTGGTCGGTTCACGATGTTATAGGTAGACTTGAGAGTCAGTATGGTAATTCGGATCGGGCAAAATTTATAGTAATACCGGCTATGGATAGTAACGATGAATCTAATTTTGATTATGATTACGGAGTTGGTTTTACCACAGAATTTTATCGAGAGCAGAGAGATATTATGGATGATGCAAGCTGGAGAGCATTGTATATGAATGAACCTATAGAGCGTGAGGGATTAGTATATCATGAAGATGAATTAAGAAGATACTTTGAATTACCAGGTGAGGCTGATACTATAATTGGGATATGTGATACCAAGGATAAGGGTAGTGATTATGCGTTTTTACCGGTTGCATATGTGTATGGTAATGATTATTACATTGAAGATTGTGTATGCGATAACAGTCTACCCGATATTGTGGATGCCAGGTTAGTAGAGGTATTGTTGACCAATTCAGTAAAAATGTGTCGTTTTGAGAGTAACTCAGCTGGTAGACGAGTGGCAGAGAAGATACAAGGGCGAGTAAAGGAGAGAGGTGGTATCACTAATATCACAACCAAGTTTACTACAGCTAATAAAGAAACCAAGATTATAGTAAACAGTGCCTGGGTAAAGGAACATTGTCTGTTTAAAGATAGTTCTCTTTATCGCAAAAATTCCGATTATGGTCGAATGATGAATATGTTATGTTCGTACACAGTAGCCGGTAAGAATAAACACGATGATGTCCCGGATGGAATGGCTATGCTTGCAGAGTTTGCACAAAGCTTGTCTACAGCCAGGGTAGAAGTATTTTCACGCCCATGGTAAATGCTGTATAAATATTGATTATTTGGTATGTTTATGCTAATATATAAGTGTAACCGTTTGGAGTAACTCTATAGCTGTAAAAGGGTGCGAGATTGCACGAGATTTTAACTAATCTCATGTAGTCTTGCACCTTTTTTGTTTTGTACGAAAGGAGGAGTATGAGAAATGAAACAAACGTTATGAATGGTAGGCGAATCATCAAAACCAGTGTGCGGGAGATAACTGAAAATAATGTATTAGATGTTCTCAGAAAATCCTTAAACACACATTCACTCAATAGGAGTGAGATAGATTACCTATACAAGTATTACAAAGGTGACCAGCCTATTAGATATAGGGTAAAAGAGGTTAGACCTGAGATTTGTAACAGAATAGTTGAGAACAGAGCAAATGAGATTGTTTCATTCAAGGTAGGATACCTATGTGGTGAACCAATCCAATATGTAAGCAGAAGTGGCAAAGAAAATACAGTAAAACAAGTAAATGTACTAAATGAGTATATGTTCGCTGAGGATAAGGCAAGTCAAGACCAGGAGATTGTTGAGTGGCAGATGATATGTGGTACTGCATATAGAATGGTACTACCCGATGATGCGGAGGATTTAGACGAGGCACCATTTGAAATGTACACACTTGACCCTAGGAATACTTTTATCGTGTATTCGAGTGAGATTGGTAATGAGCCACTTATGGCTGTTAAGTATTATGTAGACGATACTAATGTCACACATTACTCAATATATACAAAGAATATGTACTATGTTGTGGATGGTGATTTGTTGACAGGGGCAACGCCGCACGCACTGTATGATATCCCAATCATTGAGTATCCGGCAAATAATTCAAGATTGGGTTCGTTTGAGATTGTACTACCATTACTTGATGCTATGAACAGTGTAGCAAGTAACAGAATGGATGGTGTGGAACAGCTGGTACAGGCTTTTATTAAGTTTATAAATTGTGATATCTCAAAAGAAGATTACCAGGAGTTCCTTGAATTAGGTGCAATAAAGGTTAAATCGGTTGATGGACAGGCGGCGGATGTTGGTGTAGTCACAACAGAACTTAATCAGACACAATCTCAAACACTTAAAGATGATTATTATAATGCAATGCTTACCATTTGTGGAATGCCAAACAGAAACGGTAGTAAGTCCACAAGTGATACAGGTGCAGCGGTTGTACTTAGAGATGGTTGGTCAGATGCCGAGGCTAGAGCCAAGGACAGTGAGAATGTCTTCAAAAGAGCCGAAAAAAAGATGCTTAAGCTGGTACTCAGAATATGTGAAGACCTAAGAGACAGTACACTGCATCTAAGAGATATAGATATGAAGTTCACCCGTAGGAATTACGAGGCAATACAGAGTAAATCGCAAGTACTCATTTCAATGTTGCAAGAGCCTAAGATTCATCCACAGTTGGCTTTCCAGCACAGCGGAATGTTTAGTGATGCTGAGTCAGCATATGCTATGAGTATGAAGTATTACGAAGATGAACGAGCAAATGAACAATTGTCAGAGAAGACATTAATCACAGAATCAGTCACAGAAGACATTAAAAGACAAAAGGAGTAATAAATGGCAAAAATAGATATTTCAAAAATCGAAGGTTATGAGGATATGACACTTGAGGAGAAGATTTCTGCATTAGAGTCATATGATGAAGAACCAAACCATGATGGATATATTAAAAAGAAGTTGTTTGATAAAACTGCATCGGAATTAGCTGAGGCTAAAAGACAGCTTAAAGCGAAGATGTCAGAAGATGAGATAGCAAAGCAAAAAGAGGCAGAGGAGAGAGCCGAACTTGAGGCTAAGTACAATACTCTACTTCGTGAAAACAGTATATCCAAATACAAAGCTAAGTTGCTGGGAATGGGTTACGATGATGAGTTGGCTGATTCTACAGCGGAAGCAATGGTTGATGGTAATTCGGACAAGATATTTGATAACCAGCAAAAACATCTTGCAAATATGGAAAAGAAGATGAAAGCCGATATTTTGAAAAACACACCAAGACCAAAGGGTGATGGTGAATCCAACACTATGACCCTGGAGGGATTCAGAAAGCTATCTCCGGCTGAGAGATACGAATTTTCTAAGACGAATCCCGAAGAATATAAAGCATTGTATGAAGAAACAGGAGGAAATGAGTAATGGCGCATACTATTTATAGTAATTTTTATCTATCTAATGAGGTGGAAGACCAGTATAAGTCACACCTTGATTTACAGCAGTTTTGCAAGGTAGATAACACTCTCACCGGTTCGGCGGGAATGAAGAGAAAAATCAATGTATATTCTGCAACAGATGGTACTGAGACACTTGCGATGGGTGCGGGTAACAGTAAGAGCATTGAGGTTAAGTACTCACAGAAAGAGTATGAGATTCTCTTAGCACAGAATAGATTTAAGTACTTTGATGAACAGGAAATGACAGACCCTATGTTAGTCCCGGTTGGTGTAAGACATATGGGTACGGACTTATTTAATTATGTAAACAAGGGTATTTACACAGAGTTTAAAAAGGCGAATCTTGCAGTAGCAGCCGAGAAGTTAAACTTCGGTGCATTTGCAGATGCTGTAGCTAATATGAATATTGAGTACACAGATAATGAGGCTGAAACAGTATCACAGTTAGCATTTGCTTTTGTAAATCCGGCTGATGTGGCTGAACTTCGTAAGAATTTGGCTGAGGATTTGAAGTACGTAGAATCATTTGTTCGTACCGGATATGTAGGTACAGTTGCTGGTGTAAACATCTTCACTAAGAAAGATGCTGATAAGGGTACAATCATTGTTGCTACCCATGCCGCTGTGACACTCTTTAATAAAAAGGGAGTGGAAGTAGAACAGGATAGAGATGGTGATAAGCGTGAGAACACTATTTGGTCACGAAAGTACTATTTACCGGCTCTCACAGATGCGACAAAGGTTGTTAAGGTTATTGTAGGTAAGGCTAAGAAGAGTACGGATACTACTGTTAATGTATCTAAGACATATTATAAGCAGCATGGTACAGGTTACATTGTTGGAACACCTACAGCAAACCCAAGTACTGAGAATTTCTATGAGATCGGGTAATTATGACTGACCAGGAAAAGCTTGATTTGTTGAAAGCTATGTTAGGTGATAGTACGGAGAGTACCATCGTACTATCCACCTACTTAAAGATAGCTGGTGACAAGATAATAAATAAAGCCTATCCATATAGTAATGATATTACCGAAGTACCAAAGCGATACAACATACTACAGTGTGAGATTGCTGCATATCTGATTAATAAGCGAGGTGCAGATGGTCAGACTTCACATTCTGAGAATGGTATAGTTCGTTCCTATGAGAACGCAGATATACCATCATCCATGTTAAGTAGTGTTACACCACATGTAGGTATAATCAAATGAAAACATTGATTAGGAATAAAATTGAATTTTACTATGCATTGTTTGAGAGAAAAGTACCAAAGATTGATGAATATGGTAATAACACAGGTGAGTACGAAGTGCAATGGCAAAAACCTTTAAAATACTCAGCCAATATATCCGCTGCAAAGGGTGAAACCAGTACGAGGCAATTTGGAGAGAGTGAAAATTATGATCAGGTAATTGTAATGGACAATAACTCACCTAACATTGACGAGTACACGGTACTTTGGGTAGACACCATACCTAAGTTAGATAGCAATGGCTTATTACTATTAAATGAGGATGATAGTGTAGTAACACCACATGACCATATTGTAAAAAAGGTAGCGAGGAGCATAAACAGTGTGTCCGTTGCTATAAGCAAGGTGAATGTAAGTGGGTAAAATAAAAATATCAATCGGTTTATCTGATGCAAGTATAGATAATGCACTTAATGACTTGAGAGAATATAAAGCTGATTTTATTAGAAAAACAAAGATATTCCAAGAACGAATTGCAAGTGCATTAGCACACGAGGCAGAAACGGGATTTAATGGTGCTGTACTGGAAGATTTCACAGATGGTAGCCAGGTTTTGGGCAATGTGGATGTTAGTGTAGATACTAGAGGGGATATAACGGTTGTAGTCGCAAATGGTGAAGATGCTGTATGGATTGAATTTGGTGCTGGTGTATATCATAACGGTTCACCTGGAACATCACCACACCCAAAGGGTACTGAGTTAGGCTTGACAATAGGTAGCTATGGTAAGGGTTATGGTAAGAAAAAAGCCTGGGGTTACTTTGATGGTACTGAGTTGAAAGTAACACATGGTACACCGGCTAGTATGCCAATGGCTAAGGCTGTAACTAAAATCTGTAATGATATAGTAACCATAGCGAGAGAGGTATTTGGATGATTGATATAGAGCATGAGTTATTTGAGATATTAGCTACTACTGTGCGAAACAAATACCCTAAGGTATTCATAACCGGTGAATATGTCAAAGCACCATCTTCATTTCCGTGTGTATCTATCATAGAGGTGGATAACCAGGTTAATAGGAATACCAGGGATTCCGGGAATATCGAAAACCATGTACAGGTATTATATGAGGTAAATGTTTACTCAAACAAGACAAGTGGTAAGAAGAGTGAGTGTAAATCAATAATAGCACTCATTGATACAAAAATGGGAGAGTTAGGGTTCACGAGAACAATGTTAAACCCAATCCCCAATGAAGAAAATGCAACGATATATAGAATGATTGCTAGATATAGAGCAGTCATTTCTAAAGATAAAACAATCTATAGGAGGTAATTAATAATGGCTATTAGTACACACAAAATTTTCCTTATGGTAAAAGGTGCTACAGCTTTTGAGAAGTTAATCGACATAAAGGATTTCCCGGATTTAGGTGGTTCACCGGAGATGCTTGAGACGACAACATTGTCTGATGCAATGCAGACATATATACCCGGTATCCAATCTCTTAGTTCTCTTGAGTTCTCAACAAATTATGATTTGAGTGAGTATAAGAGATTAAAGCTGATGGAGGGAACAGAAAAGGAATTTGCAGTTTGGTTCGGTGGTAATGAGACCGGTGGAACACTTACACCTACAGGTGATAAGGGTAAGTTTAAGTTCAAAGGTTCGCTTACAGTACATGCAAAGGGTGGCGCGGTAAATGAGGTTGTTGGTATGACAATTACAATTGCACCATCAACAGTAATCACAATAGATAATTAAGTAGGAGGATTAGTAAATGGCTAAACAGTTAAATTTTGAATTTGAGGGTAAAGAGTACACACTGGAGTTTACCAGAAGAACTGTTACTGAGATGGAGAGAAAAGGTTTCATTGTTGCAGATATTGAGCGTAAGCCAATGACAACGCTGCCTACATTATTTGCGGGTGCATTCCTTGCACATCACAGAGGTGTAAGACAGGATATCATCGATAAAATATATTCACAGCTGACAAACAAGGAAGATTTGATCGGTAAGCTTGCAGAGATGTACAACGAGCCTATATTGACACTTGTAGAAGAGCCGGAGGAGTCCGAGGGAAACTTGAAGTGGACAGCGACCTGGTAAAGCCGCTGTCAAATTACAAAGAAAATGGGGATTCAATTCCCCACTTTTCATATAAAGATACTTTTTGTTCAAAATTTCCATACTACTTAGCGATAGGAATGACCGAAGAACAATATTGGGATAAGGATTGTATGCTTGCAAAGTATTATCGTGAGGCTGATGAGTTACGAAAAGAGCGTATGAATCAAGAATTATGGCTACAGGGTATGTACTACTATGATGCAATGTCAAGATTATCACCAATACTGAAAGCATTTGCGAAAGCTGGTACTAAGGCTGTACCTTATGTTGAGGAGCCTTACCCGATCACTAAGAAGTCAGCTAAGGAGAACGAAGAGAAAAAAGAAAAAGCAATGTCAGATAAAGGCTTACGATATATGCAAGATTACATGTTGCAAGCCAATAAACAATTAGAGGAAAGGAAGTGACCATATGGCTACAACAATTGAACAATTAGAAGTTGAAATAAGTTCCAATTCGTCATCGGCTGTTAGTGGCATAGAGGCACTTTCTACCTCCTTATCAAAACTGAAAACAGCATTACAAGGTGGTATTGGGTTATCAGCTGTTTCCAATCAATTAAAGGGTATAAATAATACTTTAAAGGAGATGGATGGTAATGGTTTTAATAAACTATCAAAATTAGCTGAGAGCCTAGAGAAGTTGAAGAATGTCGGTAGTATTCGTATATCACCCGCCATTAGTAGACAAATCAGTAATATAAGTTCTGCCATGAGTTCGCTAAGTGGTACTGATTTTTCCGGGGTGGAGAGATTTAGTGCTGCGATACAACCTTTAACAAGTTTGGCTAGACCTACAGGATTAAATTCAGTAGTAAAAGCTTTGGATAAATTACCTAGAGTGGCACAGTCCCTACTAAGTATGGATATTGCAGCGTTTACTAGTAGGATAAGAGAATTAAGTGACGCATTAATTCCACTAGCAACACAATTGGGAACAATATCTACTGCATTTAGTAGATTGCCAAGCAATTTACAGAGAGTTGCCAATACAACACATAGAGTTGCAAATGAAAACGAGAGAACCACAAATAGTTATATCAGTTTGTGGGCGAATATTTCGTTAGTAAAAAATGCACTGGTAAAAATCGGAAGTGCTATTTTTGAATTTATAGGACATTCTAACCAGTTCATTGAAGATTTTAACTTGTTCAATGCATCTATGGGTAAATATGCGAATGAGGCTGAGAAGTATGCTGAACAAGTCGGTGAAATATTGGGTATAGACCCTGGAGAGTTCATGCGTAACCAGGGTACATTCCAAACAATCATTACAGGATTCGGTGTGGTGAGTGATAAAGCGTACTTAATGTCCAAAAATCTTACTCAATTAGGATATGATATTTCATCATTTTATAATATCTCATTTGAGAATGCTATGCAGAAGTTGCAGTCCGGTATATCGGGTGAGTTAGAGCCGTTGAGAAGATTAGGTTATGACCTATCTGTGGCAAGATTACAAGAAGAGGCATTGGCATTAGGTATCAAGAAAAAAGTATCAGAAATGACACAGGCTGAAAAGTCACAGCTAAGATACTATGCCATAATGACACAGGTAACAACAGCACAGGGTGATATGGCAAGAACCCTTGATGCCCCGTCGAATCAGATAAGAGTAATGCAAGCACAGCTTACGCAATGTGCTAGAGCGATAGGTAATATATTTATCCCGGCATTGAATGCGATATTACCATATGCAATTGCAATTGTTAAGGTAATCAGACTTATAGCCGATTCGTTTGCAAACCTGATCGGGTTTAAATTACCGGAAGTGGATTATTCAGACATAACTCATGGTATAGGTGATACAGCAGATGAAATGGATAGATATAAGGACAATACTGATAAAGCTACTAAGGCAACCAAAAAGCTAAAGAATGCTATGTTGGGTATTGATGAATTGAATATTTTATCCAAAAACGATGATACTGATGATGCTTTAAAGAAGTTAAATGACAAGAAAAGTAATGACCTAGGTATCGATTTACCGGAATATGATTTCCTAAAAGGTGCGATTAACTCCAAAGTAGATGCAATTGTTAATATCTTAAAAGAGGCGTTGGCTGAGATAGAGGCTGCAATAAGTGTATTTGCACTGGTTTTCGGTACGATACTTGTTGTAAGTGGTGTAAATATACCATTAGGTATCGCTTTGATTGCCGCCGGTGCAGTAGGATTGGTACACACAATCGCTACAAACTGGAATTCAATGTCAGATTCCTTAGCTAAAGTCTTAACTTACCTATTAGGTATGTTAGGTGGGTTCTTCTTTGCACTGGGTGTAATACTTGTATTTACAGGTAATGTACCATTAGGTATAGCATTGATGATAGTTGGTGCATCAGCTATCGTTACAGCTGTTGCTATCAATTGGACTAAGCTACAAGGTGATTTAACTAATGCTCTAGCAATATTGGCAGCGGTAGTTGGCGGAGCGTTACTGGTAATAGGTGTGATGTTACTACTTGCCGGATTTATACCATTAGGTATTGGAGCAATTGTAGCGGGAATAACGATGTTAGTAGCGGCAGCCGCTATAAACTGGGGTGATTCCATATCTCAGAAAATCAAATCGATATTGGCAACAATAACTATGATTGTAGCTGGTGCGTTCCTTGCACTAGGTGTGATTATGCTTATGGCTGGTCACATACCGTTGGGTATAGGATTATTGCTGGTTGGTGCAGTTGCTATGGCAACAGCTGTAGCACTCAACTGGGGTGCTATCACTAAGTCCCTATCGGGAATGTTAGGTGCGATAACTTCAATGGTGAGTGGTGCTTTATTGGGTATAGGCGTGATACTTGTTGCAACCGGTAATATACCACTGGGTATAGGATTAATCGCAGCCGGGGCAATCGGATTAGCTGCAGTTGTTGCAGTCAATTACGGTGCTATAACAAGTACTGTAACTAAATTCTTTAAGGAACTGGGAGCGATTGTAGGTGTATCTTTAGTTGCGATAGGTGTACTTTTATGTATGGCTGGTATTTTACCACTGGGTATCGGATTAATAGTAGCCGGTATTTCATCTACAGTTGCAAGTATAGCCTTAAACTGGGGTGCAGTTAAAGCGGGTGTTAATAAATTCTTTAAAGATTTAGGCGTGATAATCGGACTCTCAATGGTTGCAATAGGTGTATTACTTTGTATGGTAGGTATACTACCGTTGGGTATTGGCTTGATAGTAGCCGGATTAGGTTCAGCTGCATATGGTGTGGCACTAAATATGGGGGCTGCCGATAAAACCGTTGGGCAAGGATTGGGCAAAATCTCTAAAAGATTTAATGTATTCAGACAGGGTGTAACTTCAGATTTATCAAGTACCGAGGCTAGAGTTCAGTCATGGTCGACCAATATGAATAGACATTTTGACAAGTTCCAGAAGAATAAATCATTTAATCTTGATATCAAGTTACGTGATAATGTCCCGGAACAGTGGAGTAAGACTCAGAACTGGTGGGATAGAGAAACCAAAGGCGGATTGAATGTAAGTGGTAATGTTAGTCTTAGAAAAGAAGGTTGGAATACAGTTAAAGACTGGGTTGGAGAGACACCTACATTAGAACAACATGTCGAATTGAGAAAACAAAGCTGGAATACAGTCAAAGACTGGGTAGGTACTACACCTCCAATTCAACAAAACATTGAGTTGAGGAAACAAGGTTGGCATAGTGTGAGAGATTGGATGGGTGATATACCAACGCTCTCACAGGGATTAAGTTTGAGAAAAAATGGTTGGACTACTGTACGAAACTGGGTTGGTGATGTCCCGAATGTTGACCAGAACATATCACTTAGAAAGAATGGTTGGAATACCGTTCGTAACTGGGTTGGTGATGTTCCTACTATCAATCAAAATGTTGAGTTAAAGAAACATGGTTGGCACAGTATAAGAAGTTGGGTTGGTGATGTTCCGAATATCGACCAAAATGTCGAGTTGAGAAAGCATAACTGGAATTCAATCCGTAACTGGATAGGTGATGTACCTAGCATAGAACAGAATATCGGGTTAAAGAAACATAACTGGACTTCTATTAAATCATGGATCGGGGATTCGCCAAATATTGACCAAAGTATCACATTGAAGAAACAGGGTTGGGATAACTTACATAATTTTGTTAAAGGTAATACACCGGACACAGTAGACGTAAGGATAAATCTTATAAGTCAATGGAAAGGTAAAATCAAAGAGTTCTTCGGACTTGCCAGTGGTGGTATCGTTACTGCCGGTGGAGGAATACAGATGCTTGCGAATGGTGGTGTAATATCACCTGGTATGTGGAACTCAATACCTAAATATGCCAATGGTACTAACAATATACATGGTTCAATGTTCATTGCGGGTGAGGCTGGAGCCGAGTTAGTAGGACATGTTAATGGTACAACCGAAGTACTTAATAGATTCCAGTTAGCACAGGTTATGCATCACTCAATAGTATCGGGAATGGCACAGTTCACAGGATTTTGGCAGAGCATGTCAAGAGATATCATTACATGTACTAATGGTATTATCAATGCGATTTCGGTATGTACAGGAGAGATAAATGAGAATATGTTACTTGCTACAAATACCGATTACATAACTCATGATGCTTTATCAAGGGATGTGTATGAGGATTCAAAGCAAGCTTACTCAAATTCTAATTCAGATGATACCTGGTCGAGAAACATGAGAGAGTTCTATCATGAATATGTAGAACCTACTCTAAGGGAGATTGCAGCGGATACGAAGAGACAGGCTGATAAGAACGAGAAGACAGTAGTTCAAGTTGGTAACAGAGTTATTGATGATGCTGTAACCACTCAGCGAAGAGCCAATGGATTCAGCTTTATAAATTAAGGAGGTAGATATGGCATATTTAGCAATAAACGGATACGAACTACCTCCTTGTAAAAGAGGAGTGACAGTAGTTGTATCTACAGTAGTTGATAGTGGTAGAGATGCGAATGGTGCAGTTGTTGGTCAGAGGGTTGGTCGTGACCAGTACAAGATTGATAATCTTGAGTGGGCATGGCTAACAGCTGAGGAATGGAAGAAAATTTTATCGATATTAGATAACTTTTACGTTCGAGTAACATTCAATGACCCAGTAACTAATGGTAGAAAAACTGTAAGGATGTATTGTAGCAACCGAACTGCTGAGCCATATTGGGTTACAGCTGATGGTAAACCTACTCATTATCGTAACTGCAAAGTTAATCTGATAGATACAGGAGAGTAATTATGCAAAGAGTATCGAGAGAATATCGAGAGAGCATGAAACAATCTCTCCGAGAACGAGCCTACATAATGATTACATTTGGATTGGTCAACCAAGAGGCACAGGCTAAAGCAACAGTTGCTGATGGTCGATACGCATACTTTTCTAATTCTACAAACATATTTGGTAGAAGTAATGATGAAATAACGTATGCTACCCTAGAAGAAAATTTCACTAGGGTAGATGGCTCTATGATTTTTCTACCAAGGGTAGGTGGTCAATTCGTTGATACAGGTATCGTATCCGACAGGTTGATATCAAATGAGGGGTGTGTACTTACAATTAATCTTAATACAGGAATTACAGACTTCAAGGGATTAACTATAAATTTTGGTGAGAATTATCCGGTTGATTTTAATATTGTAAGTAGTGCCGGCAAGGTTATTGAATTCAGAAATAATGATAAGTCTAAGTGGTCAACCGAGGAAGTACTTGAGGATACCTCCTATATAAAGCTAATAGTGTACAGAATGAAAAGTCCAAGAACTAGGCTTAGAATTTATTCAATAATGTTTGGTTATGGACTAGTATACTATAACGATTCAGTAATGAGTTCTACACTGGATAGCTATGTATCACCGATTGGAGCAGATGTTCCACAATTTGATTTTTCAGTTACCCTTAAAAATTATGACCATTACTTTAATGTAGATAACCCAAAGTCTGCTATTAACTACCTCGAGACAGGTCAAGAAATGAACATAATGTATGGTTACGCCACACCTGGTAGTGAGGATATCGAATGGATACAGGGTAATCATTTACTATGTGCTGAGTGGGAAAGTGATGATAGTACAGCTACAATCCGTTGCAATGATGTATTTCGTAATATGGATGGTGAGTATTTTAAAGGACAGTATAGTGCTGAAGGTAAAAATTATTATACATTGGCACAGGATATTCTTAGAGAGGCTAAAGTATCGGACTACTACATTGACCCAAGATTGAGAAATTTACATACTAACAACCCTTTACCTAGAGTTAAATATAAAGAGGCATTACAGATTATAGCTAATGCATGCAGATGTGTATTAACCCAGTCAAGGGATGGTAAAATCCAAATCAAGTCTAACTTCATGCCCGAAAGTACTATCACATGTAATGAGCAAGCTTATTATTCAAAGGTGGCGAATATATCTTTAAATAATAACAAAGATGAATATGCCACTCTATCTAAAGATTACACAAAAGTAGATGGCTCTATGTTCTTTTTATCAAGGAACAGTAATACATTGAATACCGGATTCGTCTCATGGCGAGTATCAAATGCTAGAGGTGAGTTTAGTGTAAATCCTATAGTTAAAATCAAACTTGAGGCGATTAGAGCATACTATGGATTAAAGATGGAATTTGGAACAGCACTACCAGCCGAATTTATAATTCGTACTTACAGAGGTGAGGATGCAGTAAATACATATAGGATCGGGCAAGACGAGATAAGCCAAACATCTGTTATTCTGAGAAGTTTCGATGATTTCGACCTAATGGAGATTGAATTCACCAAGACAGCAATCCCATATAATAGAATTATTTTAAATCACTTTAGCTTGAGTGATGTGGTCAACTTCACAATGACGAGACGAGATATGATGTCTTCGCCAAAGGCAATCAAGCAAGAGTTGATAAAAGAAGTGGTAGTACCATATTACACCTATCAAACCAACGATAAGGAAGAAAACCTGGTATACACTGATATAGATGTAACAGCTGGGGAAGTTCAAACCTATTACCTACAGGATG